AAAGACAGAGTAAAGGCATTGCTAATTAAATCACCACATTTAAAAGATAATGACGACAAACTTTTAGCTACTTATTGGTATTATGAATTAAAAGACATGAAGCGAAACCCTGAAACAATTAATGGAATGAATCTTTTAACTTTAATATCAGAAGGAAGATTAACTAATGCTAAAACTGTTATTCGTATGCGTAGGAAATTACAAGAAGAATTTGAAGAATTAAGGGGTGAAAAATATAAGCTAAGAAAGGAAACTATACAAAACAAATGGCGTAAAGAATTAGGCTATGAAGAAAACAATAAGTAAACTTAAAAAAGAACTTGACAAATGGTTTAGCCTTTACATAAGGCTTAGAAACGCTACAGATGAAGGAATGGTACAATGTTTCACATCTGGAAGGGTCTATCACTATAAGCAAATGCACGCAGGACATTTTATGAGTAGACGACACTTAGCTACAAGATGGTGCGAAATTAACGTACAACCACAATCGCCTGCTGATAACCTTTTCGGTCAAGGCGAACAGTACAAGTTTGGTTTAAATTTAGATATTAAATACGGTGAAGGTACAGCAGAAGAACTACAATACAAAGCTAGACAAACAGTCAAACTTTCTAGAGTAGATTATGAAGATGAAATAAGTTATTACAAAAACGCTGTTAATAACTTAAAAAAACAAAAAGGAATAGAATAGTTTTTTCATTATATTTGGCGTAATGATAAAACCAATATTTGCAAGCCACGAACACGAAACAGTAATTAATAAATACTTAAAAATTGTTAATGACTTTGTTGAGGACTGTTCTTCTAAAAACAAATACAAAACTTTTTTAGATGTTATGGATATTATTCTACAGTATCATAACGAATATGGAAATGGTGTAAATAAAGGTAATTGGCACGATTATTTAATGATAATACCTGTAAATGTTTCTGTAATGGTAAATGGTTATTTTGCAGGTCTAGAAACAAAAAGAAACCAACATAAAATAAATTCATACCGTTTTTTATTAAATGAACAGTTAGATGTTTTGATAAAAGACTTGCAACATATAAAGCCAAAAAGTGAATAAGATATATATAGAAATATCAAAGCTAACAGATAAATTTAAAACAATGTGTTATGGCATAACACAAAATCACCATGATATTGAAAACGCAGTACAAGAGTTGATGTTATATTTTCTAAGCATGAATCCAACCACCTTAAAAGATATATGGGAGAAAGACGGAAAAGAAGGAATAATAAGATATGGCGCGGTAGCGTTACGCAGAGCTTTAACAAGCCCTACAAGTAAGTTTTATTATAAGTACAAAAAGTATTATACAAAAATTCATAGTTCTAATACAAATCATACCTATTTGTATATAGGTCAACAAAATCTAGAAAATAAACCAGAAAATATAGATGTAGCACAATGGGAAAAGCTAGAGCAGATTGACGTAGCTTTAGAAAATTTACATTGGTACGATAGGGAATTGTTTAAACTCTATTACTATGAAGGGAATACACTCGATTCACTCGCAGCAAAAACTAATATAAGTCGTAATAGTTTATTTACCACAATAGACAAAGTAAGAGAAATACTAAAAAAAGAATTAGTAGATGAATAAGTTTTTTGTACCTAATAATATTTATGAAGATAGAATAGCTATCTGTAAAGGGTGCGTATATTATTTTAAACCTACAGGAAGTTGTAAAGTTTGTAAATGCTTTATGAAAATTAAGTGCAGACTTGCGCCAATGGCTTGCCCGCAAAAGTATTGGGATAAAACAACGGAAGTAGAAACACCAGATGACTTACCAGAAGAAATAATAAATGAGATACTAGACTTATGGAAAGATTTAAAAACAGGTAGGGCAAAAGACCAAACAGCTAAAACTAAAATGATAGAACTATACAACACTATACATAATACTAATTACAATACCCATACTAATTGCGGTTCTTGTATATCTACTTGCTTTGACGGAATTAAAAAACTATATAAACTATATTCAGATGAAATATAAAACTATTAAAAATGTTTTACGACACCATATAAAAAATGGAGTAAGGTCGTTATGGACTTGGAATAATAATGAATTTAGATGTATATATGATAATTATACAGGCGATGACCGTATATATACAGCTAGCCAACTATTAAAAAAATTAGAAAATGAAACTACTAAGTAGCATAGTAATAGTTATTGTTGTTTATTTTTATATTATTAATAGAATGAGAAGAAAAATAATGAAAGAAAATAACAGAAAACTATTTAAAAACATAGACAAACTAGAACCTAAAACACGAACAGGCGGATTACACTCTGACCGTAAATACAGAAAAAATGGAAGAAAAAATACCTAAATACTATAAAGGAAAAAATGGCTACATGGCAAAAGATGTAGTTTGTAATTTTGATTTAAGCTATAATATTGGAACAGCAACTACTTATCTGTTACGGGCAGGTAAAAAACCAGATAATCCTGCTGTACAAGATATAAGAAAAGCAATAGACCACTTACATTTTGAATTAGATAGAATAATAAATGAAGAAAAAAAAAGCTAAGAAAGTTAAAATTATAACTGAGGATATTGGCTATGAATTACAAATGGGCTTTAAGTGTAGTGAAACAACTAATTACTATTTAAAAACGAAAAACGAAAAACCACCTAAAACATATACTTTTAATGGCCAAATATACTTGTGAGTGCGGAGAATATAAACACTTAAACAAAACAACTTTAATATTAGTTAAAGGAAAGTGGGTTGCAAAAGAAGCTAAGTGTAGTTGCGGTAAATACATGACTAGCAAACCTGCTGAGGGTATGCCAACTATTGTAAGAAATGATAGTGGACTTTCTAATCATAGAGATAAGCTGTGGGATAGTGCAAAAGAAAAGCTAGTAGGCGAAAGAGGTATCAATGAACCATTTGATTAATGAGATTTTTATTTTTAATATTATCTATACAATTACAGGCGCAAGTATGTGAAACCAGTTTACTTTGTACCAATGGAGATAATAAAACATTTTTAATACCATGTAGCACAATAGATGTAAGTAGCTATTATACAGAACACCACTTAGAATTTGGAGATGGTACAGATACTACTTTTATAGGTATAAAAAACCCGTTTTCTTTATGCTATCAATCTATAGTACACTTATATAATTCAGGAATATATATAGCTACACTAACTACAAGTTTTTATGATTCTACAACAAATGCTTTACTATGCACAAGTAGTTATCAAGATACAATATGCAACCCTACTGTTACATACATAAATGAAATGAATATACCTTATAAATATAAAATGTATGATTTGCAGGGAATAGAAATATTACAAGTGCCTAAGCAAAAGATATATATTAAGAATAGAAAATTATATTACGAATTATAATGAAGTTTGTAATAAAATCCAATAAAGATAAACAAAGTCTGATAAACTATTTAAAAGAATTACAGAATGATTATATAGTTAATGTAAAGAAACAAAGAAACAACAGAACAAATATGCAGAACAATTACTATTGGGCGTGTATAGTACAAGTATTAGCAAATGAGTTAGGATATTACCCAGATGAAATGCACGATATACTAAAAGTAAAGTTTGCAAGTGAATGGCAAACAATACCAATAGAAGATAAAACAATAGGCATACAAAAGATTAACAGTACAGCAAGAATGAATACAAAAGAGTTTGAAGTTTATGCAGACCAAATTAGGATATGGGCTTTAACAGAACTAGGTATAAGATTAATGCTGCCAAATGAATATGAATAATTTCTATTATATAATATAGAATTGAATAATCAATCTTTTTCAATTATGGATAAAAGAATAAACAACGGTGGTGCTAGAAAAGGCGCAGGACGTAAAAGCAAAGCCGCAGAGCAAAAGTTAATAGAGAACTTAACCCCTATGAATGAAAAGGCTTTAAAGTCCTTAGAAGAAGGCATAGACAAAAAAGAACAATGGGCGGTCAAGTTATTCTTTGAATACTTTTATGGCAAACCACAGCAAAGAGTTGATGTAACTACAAATGACGAAAGTATTAATATGCCTTTAATAAACTTTGTAGAAACTGAAACTGAATAAAAAATATCAAGCGTTATTTTCAAGTGATTGCAGATACTTTATTATAACAGGTGGTAGAGGTTCTGGTAAATCATTTGCTGTTACGGTATTCCTGACTTTACTTACAATGTCAAAGAACATTAGGGTATTGTTTACAAGATACACTATGGTATCTGCTCACTTATCTATTATACCAGAATTTTTAGAAAAGATTAGCCTGCTTGGCTTTGAGAATATATTTAGTGTAAACAAAGCAGAAGTTGTAAACTTAGGCAATCAATCAGACATACTATTTAGGGGTATTAAGACATCAGCAGGAAACCAAACAGCAAGTCTAAAGTCACTACAGGGAATATCTACATGGGTTTTAGATGAAGCAGAAGAATTAATAGATGAAGATATTTTTGACACGATAGATTTAAGTATTAGAGAAAAGGAAATACAAAACAGAATAATACTTATACTAAATCCTGTTACCAAAGAACATTGGATATACAATAGGTTTTTTGAAAGCAAAGGCGTACAAGCAGGTTTTAATGGCGTTAAAGACAATGTATGCTATATACATAGTACATATAAGGACAACATGGAAAACCTGTCTAATAGCTTCCTAGAGCGTATTAAGGCAATTAAGCATAGAAACTTTAAAAAGTATCAGCATAAGATTTTAGGTGGTTGGCTTGATAAAGCAGAAGGTGTAGTGTTTGATAATTGGACTATAGGTGAATTCAATCCAGATAACTTACAGACAAGTTGTGGTATGGACTTTGGTTTTAGTATTGACCCTGACAGTTTAGTTGAAGTAGCTATTGACAAACGGAAAAAGAAAATATATTTAAAAGAACACATATACCAGAATGGTTTAAAATCACATGAATTAGCTAAGATAGTTTTAGACAAAGTAGATAACAAACTTATAATAGCTGATAGTGCAGAGCCTAGATTGATTGAAGATTTAAAACACTTAGGCGTAAATATACGACCTGTAAAAAAAGGAACAATAGAAAGTGGTATTAGTCGTATGCAAGATTATGAACTTGTTATTACGCCTGAATCAACTAATATAGCTAAGGAATTAAACAACTATGTTTACGCTGACAAAGGTTCTAAGTTATATGTAGATAACTACAATCATGCTATAGACGCAATAAGGTATAATGTAATTTATCACTTAGACAATGTTAATTACGGAAAGTATTTTGTGCAATAGAAAAGCCCTTACAAAGAAGGGCAAATCTATAACAAAACATGATGTAGAAAAATTAGTATGCGGCGAATATACAAATTTTAAAATAACTTTAAACTAAAAAACAATTTTTTCTATTATATATTGAGATATGGAAGTACAAATTAAAAAAGAAGGTAAGACAAAGAAGTATAAGTTAATAAGTAAATGGTCAGATGTTACTCTAAGTAAATGGCTAAAACTTATAGACTTAGAAACAGGAAGTAAGACAAAGGAAGCTGCTGAAACTATTGCTGCTCTATCTAATATACCTAAACAATTAGTTAAAGAACTAGGTATACAAGATGTAGCTCTTTTAATGACAAAGATTACTGAATTGCAAAATAAGCAAAACAGTAATTTTAAAAGAATAATTAAAATAGGGAATGTAGAGTATGGCTTCCACCCTAGACTGTCTGACATAACCTTAGGGGAGTATGCAGACTTAGAGCAGTTTATAAAACTAGGGTTGGAAAAACATTTGCCAGAAATAATGGCAATACTTTACAGACCAGTAGTTGAAAAGAAAAATAAAATTTATACTATTGAAGCCTATGATGGGGATATTAGTATAAGGGCAGAAGAAATGAAGAAGATGTCAGCTGAGCAAGTGCAAGCAAGTCTGGTTTTTTTTTGGACTTTAGGGAAGGAATTATGCGAGATTTTGCCATCGTTTTTGATGGAAATGCTGAGCAACATGGGGAAGCAAGAGTAACAGAATCATTTGCCGAGAAATGGGGTTGGTTTGCAGTTATGTATAGATTGTGTAATGCACAAATTTGGAATTTAGAAACAATAACAAAACTTGGGTTACTTGAGTGCTTAACTTGGTTAAGTTACGAAACAGATTTAAACGCAAGTCAAAAAGTAAAATTAAATGGCAGTACAAAGTAAAACCTATAACAACGTAATTAATACTTTATTAAGAATAGGCGAGTATCATGCACAAATACATACTACAGCAGTAGGCGACATATTTGACATAGATTTGGAAAAGAATACGAAATTTCCGCTTATGCACATAAACCCAATAAATGTAACAACAGGTCAAAGTCAATTAACTTACAACTTTCAAATATTTGTAGGTGACTTAGTAAGCGAAAAGAAAGATTGGACTAAAAACAATATGGACGCTGATTTTACAAAGCTATATAAAACACTAGGAA